CAGCAGGCACACCTGACGCTTGTAGAGTGGCAGCGATTTCTTCTGTGGTGGCTCCGGTTTCTGCAAGGTGTGCGGCAGCACCAGCCACATCTGCTGTGGTGGTTGCTGTGCCTGCTAATGCATCACCAATCATGGGTCCTACTACACTACCAAGCACTGCCACAGTAAACAGTTTGCCAAAGTCACTGTTGATGAAATCACCAAAACTGGGACCAGCATTTTGAGCATTTTGTTCTGCGGCTCGAGCAGCCACTTGTTGATAGTTCGCTTGTTGATTGGCCTTGCTGACATCAGTCAACTGTTGATTCACAGCGGCCTGATTTAATACTTTACCGGTGGACAAATCAATGTTTTGATTTATGTCACCTGTGTTTTTGATCCAATGTCCAGGTTCACCAGTGGCCTGGTTTGTAGGTGTGAGAGTATAGGTCACACCACCTGGCATGTATCTAGTGGCACCGGTTGGTAGTGTAGCAGGATCTGGTAATTTGCTTTCAAAGTCTGCTTGCGCGGCAGACGATGCGGTAGCATCTGCTTGCTGTTTTGCTATTAAAGGAGCATTGGCAGCCTCGGCTGCTTGTTGTGATGTAGTGATTGCATCTGCTCTAGCCTGTGCTTGTGCGGCTGTTTGTGCGGCTTGCTCTGCATTGCGGGCATCAGCAGCCTGTTGTGATTCAGCAACACCTTGTGCTGTGGCAGCAGTTTTTGCGGCTGCCTGTTCAGCAACTTGTTGTGGTGCTTGTATTTTCTTTATGGCTTGATCAATGTAGCCCTGGTCCAAGGTAGCACCAGCGGCCTTGGCTTGTGCCTGGATGGCATCAATGTCTGCTTGGCTAGTGGCTTTTAACAAATCAGCATTGTATGATTGACCTGCTCGGACGCTGGCAGCCTGTGCTTGTTCAGCGGCTTGGGCATCGGCTGTGGCTTTTGCATCTGCGGCAGCCTTGTCAGCAATGGCCTTTTCAGCAGCCTGACGATCAGCCGTGGCCTTTGCGGCGGCAGCCTGGGCTTGTGCTTGACGCTGGGCTTCAGCAACTTTGGCATCGGCAGCGGCCTTGGCTTGTGCGGCCGCGGCTTCTTGTGCGGCTTTAGCGTCGGCAGCGGCTTTGGCCGCAATGGCTTGTTCGGCGGCCTGACGATCGGCACTGGCTTTGTCAGCGGCTGCTTTTGCGGCAGCAGCCTTGGCATCTGCGGCTGCTTTGGCATCGGCAGCGGCCTTGGCCTGTGCGGCTTTGGCATCTGCGGCTGCTTTGGCATCGGCCACTGCTTTGGCGGCTGCGGCTTGTGCGGCTGCCTGTTGTTCCAGGTTTATTTGTGCTATGGATTTGGTACCAGTTGTGGGCGCCGCAGGAGTTGTGCTGGGTTTGATAGCCTGTGTGGTTTCAGCCTGGTTGACGGCGGCTGTGGTGGCTGCATCGGCTGCGGCCTTTGTGCTGTTGGCAATGCCAACTGCTGTGTTGAACTGTTGGGCATTGCTAAAGGCAACACCTGAACCTATTGTGGGTTTGCCTGCGTTGTTTAGTGTGACAGGCACATAATTGGTTGTGCCTGGTTTTTGTGCAACCCAATATGGTGCTTTTGAGCCTCCGGCTGGCACAAGATAGTATGTGGTGCCATCGTAACCTTTGACACTTGAAGTACCTGACTGTGCGGCTGTGGCCGCTTGGGGTAATGTGAATGAATTTATTAATGCTTGTGTGGCCATAATGATATTTATTGGTTCCCGGTTTTTGGGGTGGATTACCCTTACTGTTTGACCACCTGTGCTGATAGACTTCTCAGGCCAAGAATCACATCATTAACCTGGATCTCAGTGCCATCCACTGGATAATCATAGATAACTTCTAGAATATACCAGTAATATCCTTTGTCTGGTTGGTCTACCACAGTTGAAAAAATGGTTTCTAGATCTATGGTGCCTGTGCCTGACAAAGCAGGATAGTTATAAATTTTTCTTGCCACTGTGGCTTGTCTTTCAAACAAATAATCTGGATTGGTTGGATTGTAATTGGGACCACCAACATATCTGTTGATGGCTACCCAAATTCTTAAATCACTAGGGCCTGAGGTCACATCATAAGAAATGGTCTGATTCAATTGTCCTGATATAAAAACTCTATCGGTTGCACCTGTAATAGTTACCCGTGCATTACAATCTGTAGAAATATAGTCAGAATCATCAAAATTTGCAGTGACTGAATAACTGACTTGACCACCACTTACATAAGGACCCAAGGGTGTCATGATAGATGCTACTGTGCGTACTATAACATATTCAGTGGTGCATTCAACCACACCAATCTGATTGATACTGGTACCTGCCGCTCGCAAAGCCGCTTTGTTATAACTGTCAGGAACAATGCCGGTAACATTGATACCATTGCCAAGACTGAATGGTGGTGGATCATGTGGTGTTGCAAATGTGTATTTGATAGTTCTATCATCCAGTTGTTCCGCATTGCTGAGATCAAAAGCCGGCACATACAAATTGGCCAGGCCTGTTTGACTGTAGGGTATTCTAAAATTACCTGTAAGATATGTGGGTGTTTTCACAGGATCTTGACCCACATAATCGGGTCTATAGGCACTGAATCCAGCAAAGTTTTGGCCAAGTCCACCAGGACCTGACAGCAAGTAGTTCAAGGCATCTGCTACGCCTTCATCATCACCAATCTCTACAGGATATTTTGACATTAACGATCATCCTCAACTTGTGTGACTTGCCAGGTGGTGGCACTACACATCCAAATGTTGGTGTTTGATGTGTTTGATAATTCAATTGTGTTCACACGGAAAGCATTCTGATCAATCTGTGCCCAGGGATTCTGCGCATTGGTTGCACCATTGGCATCCACAGGTATTGTGACAGGTGTTTTGCTTGTGGGCACTGAACCTACTGAATTGGCGCCTTCAATTGTGACAGTGATATTGCCTTTGAGAGCAGTTTGATCAGGCGAAATTGGTATGTCTGCTGTGTTCAAGTTTACAACTTCGGGCAAGATACGATGTACCATGAGTTTGCCTGAATAGTCCTTGATCAATTTGATATTGTCTCTGCGGAATGTTGACGCAATGGCACCTGTGGGATTGGCATTGCTAGTGATAAAACTATAGCCTTGATCTTTTTGCAAGATCTTGCCATTGGTCACACCAGGTGCATAGGCCACAGTTCGTGATCCTTTGTTGGCAGACCAAGCAGGTATGGTGGATCCATCATGTGCATAAAAAATAGGTGCTTCACATGAGAATGTGGCACTGGATACATCTCTAGGTGCTTGCCACACATCTAGATCATAACGATAGGCCAACATTTTGTTGGGCACACCATTGTGAATGGGATTGGTTGCTGAGGCATATTCTGGTCGGGTTGTGTAGTAGATTTCAATCTGATTTTTTTGAGTGTTACAATCCACAAACAATCTATCCACAAAAGCCGGATCCAGTTGATCAAACAACCAATTTTTCACACGCTGATTTCCCAATCCTGTAAAATCCTGACCATCAAACACCCAGACATCTCGTGCGTCAATACCATAAATGGTACGGTCAGTGTTGGCCCAGGCATTTGATGTCAACATGCCACGACCCTGATTGAATAAACGCACACCCAAGATAGGTGCTGAAGTTGTGGTGTAGTTGATGGGCGAGAAAACCACTGTGTCCCAGTAACTGCTCAAGAAGAACTGTCCATTGAATGCAAATGCGTCCACGCAAACACCGCGCAAGGGCACTTCCAATTGGTTGGCAATGTTGGTCACTGTGGGTGCCCAGGTCTTGGGTGCTTGTTCTAGTCCAAAACTTTGTGACCATTGCACAGTTACAGGAAATGATTGAACTGTATCATCCAAGAGTGTGACTGTGAGATTACCGGCCACAAGGATTGAGCCCACATTGGGTGTGTTGTAGATTCGCATGAATCCAGCATAATAACTTTTCCAATTGGGATTGTAGTTCCATTGATAGAGTGGACTGACAGATCCGCCTCCGGGATAGGCTCCTCCAGGCACAGCAAAATAGTCCACATAGGTGGTTGTACCACCAGCCACTGTGAATGTGCCATTGTAAAAATTATCAACTCCAGTGATTACTATTTGTTCACCCACAGCAAATGGTGTGTTCACCGCGGATGAAAATGTCAATCTTTGTGTTGTTGGTGATTGATATTGAATATTGGCAATACTAGCCGGAATTGTGTTTGAATACAAGATCATACGAGCACCATCTTCATTGGGCCAGAACATGGGTGGATTCAAACTGTCATTGAAGAATGGAATGGTACCAGACCAGGATTCTGTGATGTTGGTGGCCTGTGTATAACCTGCAAATGGTCCTGATGCAGGTGTGATATCCTGCCAGTAGTCATCTGATCCATCCGATGCATACCAATAGCCTTCTGTGGTGGCCACAATAAAAAAGAATCTGTCATCCAGTCTATAGCCACCAGTCATGAATGTTGGTGTGCCGGGTATGCTGGAAAGTATGGCCTCATCTCCGGCCACACTACGAATGCCACGCACATCTGATTCTACATTGACACCTGCGTTGTATTCGTTTGGACCCAGTGCTGTTGATGGCACATCGGGTGTGAATGACATTTTGGCAAATGGTATTCGCGCTTCTTGATAACTTGATTGTATTTGAGCCATTGTTTATTAATTCCAAAGTTGTGCTGTTGAACTTACACTAACCAATGAAGTGTTTACATTTCCTGGTGAGTAATAACCAGCCGTAACCCATCTTGGTTGACTTGATACTTGACCATATGCCAGGCCAAGCCATTGTCCCGCCTGAGGCAAGGTAGAATAGGTCCAAGTTCCTGCTGGATTGGTTGCATATAATGCATTTTTTGTGCCGCCGAAGTCACCTCCAGTGATAACAAATTGATTGTTGGCATATTGTACCTTATACCAAAAATTAGTATTGTAAGCAGTGGTAGTGCTCCAAGTACCGCCACTATCAGTACTCCAGGTTATTGTGCCTTGAGTAATACCAAATATATCTTGAACTCCTACCCAATAACCAGCGCCATAAGCAATGTTCCTTATGGATGCGGTTTGTCCTGCGGCTTTCAAAGTCCAGGTAATAAGATCTGAACTTACATACACTGTGCCTATGAGTGTCCAGGCCATGTACAAACCAGCACCATATCCTACACAACTATAAAGCCCAGAGGCAAAAGTTTTTGAACTCCAGGTAATACCATCTGATGATGTAGCATAGGTAGTAGTGGCACTGCCACTAGTTGTGGTTCCAACAGCAACATACCCACTGGCTCCATATGCCACACTATAATAACCTAAACTAGGTAAACCTGTACAAGCGGTCCAGGTAATACCATCAGTGCTGTAGGCACCAACACCATTATCGCCTACAGTAACAAATTTGTCACCATAAATCATTGATCGATAACCAGTACTGGGCAAAGTGCCAACGGTCCAGGTTTGTCCACCTGTGGTTGAATATGCTGATTTGTTATTTGTTCCGCCGACCATGGCAAAAGTATTTGTGCCGTTAAAAGCCACATTATTCCAATCATTATAAGCAGGCGCTGTTGGTGTATTCAATCTCTGCCACCATAAACTATCCTGTGCTGAGGTTGCGGCTGAGAACATTATTGGAACGCCGGTGAAATTGTGGTCAAATACCCTGTGGCATTGGCACTGGTACGATATGCGGTGATTGAAATCATTGTGGTTGTGTTGGCAGTTGAAGCCACTGTTGTCACATTACCAGCATACTTAATTGCGGCGTTGCCAGTTGGCATGGTCACAGTGTAAGGTGTTGAACCTTGTTCAATGATCAAGGTCACTGTGTCTGTTTGGTTGTCATTATTGGTGCCATCATTGGCAGTGGTCACAAAGTTGGTGTATGATCCAATGGTGATATTGCCTGTAGCACTTACGCTTTGCACTTGTCCATTGTCTTTGTTAATATCCCAGGTGCCTGTGGTATTGCCGCCTGCCTGGAATGTGTGATAGGCTCGCAGACTTCCCAATTGGTTTTGTGCTACTGAGTCATCATTCTTCAGGAAGTAGTAGTTGGTGGCCGCACGGTTCAGATTGGTTGAATTCCAACCATATGGTGTAGCATTTGATGGCATGTAATAACCAATCACATTGCCAGCAGGTGTGCCTGTGGTGCCTTGAAATTGTGCGGTATAAGCAATCTGACTAGTTGTGAATGTGCTGGTTGCGGCTCCCAATTGCACTGTGACCAAAGCACCTGTTGCGTTGCCCGCTGTGCCTCCTGTGCCAGCAAGAAATGTTGAATTGAACGCTGCCGCATGACTCACACTTGCATTACCCATTGTGACATTGCCCTGATTACCAACCACAAGAGTTTGTGTGCCGCTGTTAAGCACAGCACCCAGGTTGGTGCCGCTGGCAGCAGTAAGCGTTAGGTTACCATTACCAATTTGAGTAAAAAATCCACCACCCGAAAATCGTTTGGCGGTGTTGGTAATATTGGCACCCTGATTTAGGTCTAGAAAATAACTTGAGGTAAACAATCTACTTGCATTGTTCAGGTCAGCATTGGCCACTACCTGTGTGCCAATCACCGCCAATTGACTACCTCTATTGAAGTTAATGGGGTCGGCATTGGCACCATAATCACCACGATAACCATTGCCATAAACTATACGATTGGGATATACTGTGGCATTGACATTGCCGGCCACTGTGCTGTTAACAATGGTGCCGTTGCCAGTGTAATAACTTAACACATTGGCGCCTATGGTGTTGCCTGTAATACTTAGGTTGGCACCGTTGATGTTGGCAGTGGCTGTGACTGTGGTTGTGGCCAATGTATTTGTGGTATTGTTAAATGTCAAATTAGCACTACCAGCAAATGCTCCGGCATTGTTGTATTGTATTTGTGTGTTGGAACCGGCAGCATTGGCAGTGGCAGTGATACCTGTCAACTGTGAACCATTGCCAATAAAGTAGTTGCCTGTGATATTGCCTGTTGCACTCACAATGCCACCTGTTAGAATGTTGGCACCTGTTATGTTGCCAGAAGTAATTGTACCAGTGGTTGATATTGTGTTTGAACCAAACGCAGCCAGGAATGTGGCCACATTGGCGTCGCCATAACTGGAAGCAACTGCTTGATCGCTCTGAACAGTGGTAAAGTAGTTGACTGTGCCTGCAATGTTGGCAGCCACAACTGTTAAAATACTTCTTGAATTGGCCACAGCAGGCACAGTTGATATGTTACCAGCATACTGATAAGTTGATCCTGTTGGCAAGGTCACTGTGTAAGGAGTTGCACCTTGTTGAACCAGAACGGTCAAAGTATCAATCTCTTGATCAGTGTTGACTGAGTCACTCAGACTGGTGACCATATTGTTATAACCAGTTATGGTTACATTGGCAGTGGGTGCTATGTATTGCACCTGTGCATTGTTCTTGTCTATGGCAATGCTGCCTGATGTGGCTGTGTCATAACGGAATTCGTTGTAACTACGCAAGGTGCCCAACTGTGTTTGTGCCACTGCGTCATCATTCTTTAGGAAGTAATAATTAGTCGCGGCTCGCATTGAGTTTGAGTTGGTTCCACCTATGGTTGCAGTTGCCCCTGGCATATAGTAGCCAATAGTGTTTGTAGGAGTTACGGCAGCAGTTCCTGTGAACTGAACTGATGTGCCCAGGGCATTGGTAATGTTACCAGCGTTGTTGATTTGTCCCAGCACAGCAGTAGCATTGGCTATGTTGGCACCTGCATAAGTGACCAATTGACCAAAACTAGCACTAGCACCTTGTAAGGTTATATTACCCAAGGCTATAGTAGCATTTGGTTGACCCACAGTCAGGGACTGATTGAAACCTACCACACCAAACATACCATTGTTGGTGTTGGTAAAACTATTGGCACTGGCACCGCCACCAATTGCAAGAGCACCCACACCACCTCTAAACAATGACACATTGTTTGTGATATTGCCCATGATAACTTGTGGCATCACAACTAGACCATTGTATCTAACACCGTTGCCTGTGGTTTCACTCACCGTGGCACTATCCCATACCAGGGCTTTGGCACCTCTAATACTGGCAATAGTAGAATTGACTGGGCTTAGGTTACCAAAATATCCATTGCCTATGACCATTTGGCCTGGTTGTAGTGTTGTAAGTGCTGAACTGGCTCCTGACCACGCATTTGATGTGTTGAGTCTTGTGGGACTTGTTGCGTCGGCTGTGCCTATGATCAAGTTACTGAGTGTGACATTACCACTAGTGTTGTCAAAGGTCATTGCGGCGTTGCCTGCAAAGGCATTGGCATTGTTGTATTGTATTTGTGTGTTTGATCCGGCCGCATTGGCTGTGATGCCTGTGAGTTGCGATCCGTTACCAATGAAGTAGTTGCCTGTGATATTGCCTGTTGCACTCACAATGCCACCTGTCAGTACATTGCCTGCAATCACATTGCCTGTCACACTTGATACACCATTGTTTGTGATATTGCCTGCTGTGATATTACCGCTGACACTCACACTGGTCAATATACCAACTGAAGTTATGTTGGGTTGTGCATTTGTGGTCACAGTACCAGCAGTGGTAGCACTTCCTGCACTCACAGCATAGGTAGCATTGGCCACTGTGCCTGTGACATTGGCACCTGTGACACTTGTTAAAAGTGATCCATTACCAATCAGATAACTGGCTGTGACATTGCCTGTTGTGCTGATTGAGTTAGATCCAAAATTGGCCAGGAATGTTGCCACATTGGCATTTGAATATGTGGCTGGTAAACCTGTTAGTTGGCTACCATTACCTAAAAAGTAGTTGCCTGTAATGTTGCCTGTGGCACTCACAACGCCACCAGTTAGCAAATTGCCTGCAGTAGTGTTTCCACTAACGCTTAGACTTGTTAGAGTGCCTACTGATGTAATATTGGCTTGTGCGTTGCCTGTGACTGTGACTGCGGTATTGGCTGTGTTAGCCGAACCAGCAGAGGTTGCGTATGTGGCATTGGCCACTGTGCCGGTGACATTGGCGCCTGTAATGCTTGACAAAGCACTACCATTGCCCGTAATATATGTTCCAGACACATTGCCTGTGGCTGAAATGGCTATGTTTGTATTCCAGGCATTGGCTGTGCTATTGTATGTCAGCGTGGCATATTCAGATCCCTGTGGACCCACACCCAATCCGCCTCCATTGGCCTGTGCGGCAGTTGAGGCATTGTTGGCCACATTGATAAACTTGTCATCAATTGTGACCACATTTGAATGCACAGTTGTGGTGTTGCCATTCACAGTCAAATTGCCTGTAATCACAGCATCTGATTGTACTGTCAAGTTACCTGTTGTGACATTACCTGTTGTTGAAATTGTGTTTGAACCAAAGTTGGCCAACAAGTTCACAACATTGGCATTGCCGTATGCGCCAACAATGTTGCCAGCATTGATATTGGTCAAGCCTGCGCCATTGCCAGTAAACACACCACTTGTGCTGGTGATATTGCCAGTGGCTGTGATATCACCCGAGGTTGCGATACTTGTGAGTGTGCCAACTGATGTTATGTTGGGCTGTGCCGCAGTATAAACTGTGCCTGCCACCAGGGCATTGGCCACTTGACCTGACACATTGCTGCCAGATACTGCGTTGGCTACATCTGATACATTGGCATGATTAGCATAACTGGCACTGTTAGAATTCAAAGCATAGGTAGCGTTGGCCACAGTGCCTGTGACATTGGCACCAGTTAATGAGGTCAAGCCAGCGCCATTGCCTGTGAATAGGCCACCTGTTATGTTACCTGTTGTGCTGATTGAATTTGATCCAAAGTTGGCCAGCAAACTGACCACATTGGCATTGCCATAAGAGGCTGCGATGCCTGTCAGTTGAGATCCATTGCCTAAGATATAGTTGCCGGAAATGTTTGCTGTGGTTGTAATATTACCTGTGCCGCTGATTATATTGCTGCCTAGGTTTGCAAGTAAATTTGTCACATTGGCATTGCCATATGTAGCAGGTAATCCAGTAAGTTGCGATCCATTACCAAAGAAGTAATTGCCTGTGATATTGCCTGTGGCCGAAACCACACCTGTGACATATTCACCTGTGGTGGCAACAACCACAACATTACTGACTCCTGTAACTGAAGTTGTGACATTGCCATTGGCATTAACTACTACACTACTGTTGCCATTCACAATGCTGGGTGCTGGTGATGCCGCAATAATGCCGGTCAACTGTGATCCATTACCAATAAAGAAACTGCTGGGGTTGGCTGTGATGTTGCCTGTTGCTGATATTGCGCCAGCAGTGAATATATTACCACCTGTGATATTGCCTGTGGCTGAGATACTGCTGTCATTGCCTATTATTACTTGTTTAAATGTACCTGTTGTGTTTGATTGGAATGTGGCACCACCTGAATCCAGATAGAACCAGGATCCTGTGCCTATGTCATAATGGTCCACAGGCAGCGTAACACTATTGCTGTATTGCATTTGCACAAAGTCATAACCTTGCACGGCCAGACCTTGACCGTATACTGTGGGTGTGCTTACATTATTTGCTATCACATTGCTGGCTGTGACATTGCCTGTGGTTGATACAGAATTAGATCCAAAGTTGGCCAATAATGACACAACATTACTATTGCCATATCCACCCACAATGTTACCACCAGGAATGTTAGTTAATCCAGCACCATTACCAATGAATACATTGCCTTGAATATTGCCAGTAGCCGTGATATTGGCCACTGTGTTTGAACCATCTGTACCTGCTGCCAACAGCGCAACCACATTGGCGTTGCCATAGGGTGTGGTGGGTACTATGACGCCTTGTGTGCTGGGATACAAGGTAGTAAAGTTGTTGCTACCTGTTGTGCCATTGCTTGAACTTGTGCTGTAAAGGCTGGTTGTGTTTCCACTCATTGCGGTGTCCTTATTTGATGTTGTATTGGCGATACTGGCGCGGCTGCCATACTGATGTTAATCGTGTGTGTCCGCCAGACCATTTGCCAAGGTTGTTTTGATCTTCCACAATGTTCCAAGCATCGTTATACTTGCTTTGATAGATTGCGGCGTCATCTTGATTGTGACGCTTGATATAGTATTCACGCAGGCTGGCATAAACATAGCCTTCCGACCAGGTCTGCAACACAGCATTTGATTGCACCACACGACCTGTGTTCTCCAACAAGGCAATATTGGTCACTGTGCCGGCTGTGGGTATTGTGCCACCAGTGGCTGTGAAGTTTACACTTGTGCTTGTGGTTGAAGAGACTGTGTACACACCACCTGTGCCCAATGAGCCTGTGCCTGCTGTGGCAGTGATAATACTGCCAGCAGTCAATCCTGTTGTCTCAGTCATACCTGTGATCTGTGCTGTCCAAGGGCCAGAACCTGCAATGGTTCCCACTGTGCCTGTGGTTGAAACAATAATATCATCTATTGGTGAGAACAATAGTGGCCAGGCCTTGTAGTAGTACAAGTTGATCAAGGCGCCTTCGCCAATCCAGGGCAGGAACTGGTACATATTGTACACTTCAGAGAATTTGCCACGAATCACCATTGGCACATTCACAGGTGATAGATACAACTGTGCAATCATACTCTGTGTGATGATGTCTCTGTCGCCAATACGATCATACACAATCCAAGGTCCAGACTGACTGGGTGTTGAACCATTCTGATTGAAGAACAAAATTGGTTTGTTCATATCAGCCGGAATAGGAACTTGTCCTAGACTGTTGGCAACACCAATGTTTTCTGTGGCATATGGATCTGAGCGTAGTGCAGGCAGTTCAATGTTACGCATTGATAACTCTGCCAAGTAGATACATTGTTTGATTTCTTCAGTGTTGGTAGAACCTGTAAAATCTTTTAAGAATGACACAAGGCTGTCGCCTGTGGGGATTTGAAAACTCATATGGTATGTCCTTTAAAGAACTTTTGTTCGCCAGCCTTGGCAGGATATGGAACATCAATTGGGATAGGCAATCGGCCATTTGGATAGCAAATGTATTGTGGATACTCTTGTTGTACCACACGGTAAAATTGTGCTTTGAGTGTGCGATCGTGTTTGATAGCAGCCCAGGGCATACCACCAAAATATTGATCACTGATTCTAATTGATACAACATTGGGCAAGTCCATCCATTTCCAACCCAGTGTGCCATCGGGCATTAGGGGTGCAAGTGGATCTGGATAGCCTGCTTCGGCTGCCTTGCGATATTCTGCACAGCGGCGTGCCACTGCTTCGGCATTCATTTGCTCACGCTTGATATAAAACTTGCCATCTTCGCGACCAGTGGTTACTTTGATATTTTTACTACCGCTCCAGTCAGTACGGCTCCAATCGCCTTTCATTGCATTGTATAACCGGTCGTTTTTTAGCAATTGATCAGCAACACCATTGTGGTTTGTGATTGTGCCACCAAAGTCTTGACGCCAGTAATCGTAGTTTTTGTCTGGGTCCGTGTCGTTGAGGTATTCAGGTTTGTTGGTATCTTGGGTCATACAAGTATTTAGCGGCACCTGTAAATAGGACCAGAAAGCCCAAGAGAAAAGGCTCCGAAGAGCCTCTTCTGGTTTGCGAAAAAACTTACTATTAGTAAGTTGATCCACCGCCAGCATTTGTGCGTGACACAAATGTGCTTGGGCGTGGGCCGCTTGGTGTAGAACCAGTTGTGGAGATGTTGTTCAACATACCAACGCCTGCTGGGTTACGCACAATCAATGTGCCTTCCATCAAGAACTGATCCAGGCTAGCATCCGCATTCGAAAATACTTCATTGTTGGGTCCTAAATCACGGAGGCTGCCCCACTGAAGAACATCCTCGTTCAAGAAGTAGATTGAGTTTGAAACACCTGATTGGTCCATAATCCATGAATCATAGATTTCGTATGTGTAGTTGAAGTCACCTTCATAAGTTTGGATTGTGTCGCCACGCTCCACATTACGACGGTTGATGCTGGTGTTAGAGTTAACAATGTTGTCAGAGATCATTGTGCGTAAGGATGTTGGAACAACCATAGTACGGATCTTGGCATTGTAACGCTGTTCAGCAGTGGTAACCAATTGCTTGTAAATCACAGGCTGGAAAGTTTGGTTGGTAAATGTACCAGTGTAGAACTGTGTACCATTTGAATTGATAACCAAATTACCCACATTGGCTGTGGTTGAATCACTACTGGCACTTGTGAGGTTAGTTGTGATGTTGGCTGCGGCGCCACCACTTGGGTTAAAACTTTGTGTACCAGCAAAGGCACTCAATGAGCCCATACGACGACCACCAGTTAGTGATGTTGTTGGGTTTGTGATTGCTGTGGATGTTTGACCACCGTATTGGCAACCGATTTGGTCAGCGCGAACCAATTGTTGTTCCACATCGAACATCAATTCGATCAATTGCTTGACTTCTTGATAGGCCTGTGGATCACCACCAGATTGCATAACAGCACGAGCAGTACCAGAGGCAGCGATCGTTGTCTGGAAAATCTGTGTGTAGTTGGCCAAGTTGTAACGACTATTGTTTTCAGCATTGGCTGTTGAAACAGCGGCACCTTCTTGCACGGCCTGTGCTGAAGGCAAGCGATAGATGTCATCAGTCCACAATGGGAGTGTTGAATTTACCTTGCGCTTTTTGCTCATTGCCATATTGAGCACTGGGGTATCGTCTTTTACGCGATTGGACACATCTAGGTCTAAGTCTTTAACGACGATGTCGGTCTGATAACTGGTTGTACCATTACCAATTTGTGATGTTGTAATTTCTGCCATTTTATTCTCCTTGAATATTTAATAGTTGGCTATTTTTTTACTGCTTTGTTTATGTGAGCCTGTCTTCTTGCTTCGCTCCAAGGTTTTCCCTTGCTTCTTGTATTGCCCAACATAGCAAGACTCTTTTTCTTTCGAGCCTCTTCAGAATGGCTTCCTGGGTATGTTCGACCTTTTTTAGCAGTCGACTTGCCTAAGCGTTGGGACCTCTGAATCTCTTTGGTCTCTTCACTCATGGGCAATCCACGATTCCATCCAGGCTGTGCAATACCATCATTGTTATGGCGATTATATGATCTCTGATCAGCACGGGCATTTACAAGTTGTAATATTTCTGTTTCCAGAGTATACATCTCTTCTGCTGTGCCTGTAGCAACTATAGTTCTTTTCCATTGTTCCAAATTGTTTTGGATTAAAGATCGAACATTTCGACTACTACAAATATAACCATCATCAATGCAAGCATTACGACTGGTTCTTGAACCCACATACCAATTCATTGTTGGCGTATGCGTCCATTTATAAACATAACAGTTCATCTCAACGACCACCTCTTTGTGCGCCGCGTATCTGTGACAGGCGTTGCATCAGGAGGTTGTCACCGGCTTTTTTATCACCGGTCTTGGCTGCTTCACGAAGTTTCTCAATGCCTGAGTCTGAACGATTGCCCTGACTCGAGCCTCTACGCTGAGTTAATTGTGCTATGCTGGATCCTGCTTGGCGTGTGCTTGGTTTGGAACGGTATTTTAAGCCGTCTCTCACAAGACTCAACAAGTTTTCATCACTTGATATCAAATCAATATTGGGTATGCCGGGGATCATCTCACTACGGGCTTGCGGCCAAATCTTGATCACCTTGTCACGCAGTTCATTAAAGACATATTCATTTTTCAAATCCTTGTCTTGGAATGCCTTGCGGTTGGTATCTAAAACTTGTGCAACTTGCTGGCGGCGTATGTCTCGAAATTGATCCACTGCTGGTTTCAACTGTCCAATAACCGCCTGCTGTGACTGAATATAATTTTCATTCTGTCTCATACTCGCTTCGATTCTGGCACGCTGTCCAGGATCTTGCGTGGCGGCAAGTTGTTGATGGAACACAGTTTGATAACCCTGCGTTTTCACAATCTCATCATAAGCCTTCTGCAGTTGCGGTTGTACCGTAAACTCCATAGCCAGTGTTAATCCTTCTTGCTGTGCCCGTTGTTCTTTGAGATATTCATCAAACTCGGATCGCTCGACCTTTAACTGGCGTGCTTCTTCGTGTATGGCACCTCCCTGTCCTAGAATGCTTGCGGCTTTTCGGGCGTCGATAACAACTTCTTTACCATTACGGGTAAACTTGAACTTGGCATTGGGATTAGTCTCTGCAAATTCAATAAAGTCAATTAACTCTTCGCCGGTACTGTCTGTGTCTGGGTCGCTTACAGCGGGTTGCTGGGCGGTGTCCTCTTCAGTGCCGGTATCATCCTGTACATAGTCGGTTTCATCTTCAGAACCTGAGGGTTCTACAGGGCTTGTGGCTTCTGCCTCACTCTCCACATTACCTGTTGCAACGGCTTCGGTAGCAGGAACTTGGTTACGCATTGCGGCCATTTTCTGTGCTATTGAATCCAAAGAGATTGTTGCGTTTGTGTCATTGGCCGTGCCCTGTGGGGCATTAGGCGTGATCGCTGTCATCATATGTTTTTCCTAATTGTTCACAGGGCCTTGCGGTTACCCGTCGTATTGTTATTTAGTGCGGTAGTTTAAAACCCAGTGTTTTGGGCGTCTGGTTGCGATTCGAAAGTGACCATTTTGTTGCGTTGATACACGGCTCTACGCAGGCTTGTGACAAATTGGTCAATGCCTGTGAGTTGGTGAGCAATGGCAATCCTTTGCAGGTTGTCTGCTTCGGTGTGTCCAGTGATTGTGGTCAGCATATCTGCCAATTCAAACTTGTAGTGATGCACAAACATAGCAAGATCCCTGTTGCGGATCAGGGTCTCTGCTTGGCTACCATAATTTTTCACTTGATCACGCTGTGATGGCGTTAGTCGTTTGACATTTGAGGTGTCTACGGTGAGTCTCGTGTTGAAACTCTCCACTGTTTCTGTTTCTATCATATCATTTCCTATCTAAAAAAAAGTCACACGCTTATAGTTAATTGTATACCTTGGGATTGCCAGCCGCAACTGCCATGTAGTCCAGTTGAGATTCGGAATCAGATCCTGATATCTCGGCCTTGATCTGTTCGGTTCTGGCCTGTGATAAACCTGCATCTGCCAGGCGTTTCTTGTCTTCTGCTGAAGGTTCTCGAGATTTGGCAGCGGCTTGACCCTGTTCAATCATTTGTTTAACTTCATCGTCCGACGGCAAGTAACTGTCTGCTTCTTTCACACCCAGCACATACAAGGTATCAGCAAAAGGCTTCTTGACCTTGGCATACACTTCTGGTGTGAGTGTGCCTGACTGAGCCATACCTTGTGTCATTTGGTACAAATCAGTTTGACACTTCTGAATAATTTGCAAACGACCCAGGGCATTTTCCTGGCTCATCATTCCCAGTGCAAGGTCAATGTGGATCTGTTTGCGATCACAAAAGTTCATATCGTCCCAGGCCTGGTAATCTAAGAACACAGGTTTCTTGTCTGGGTGGAACTTGGCTGCCAATTTCTTAACACCATAGTCATCACCGTATTGTATCAGGGTACGCCACACCAACCATATGGCTTCCTTCAAGCCATCTGCGGCATTACGCACAGTATTGTCCTGAATGATTTGGTTAGGTGTCAAGGCCATTTGAAGTTTAATGCCTGAATTGCCAGGAGCCATTACTTCGGGATTGAACACATCTTGTGGCGTGGTCATTCCTACCATGGCCATTGTATCTTGTTGGATACGATTCATAGCCACTTCCAGGAACTGCAGGTTGCCGGAGGGAGGAGGTAACTGGTAGATATCTTTGGCAGGGTCAAACTTGCTGTCCAGGATAAAGATTGCTGACTCACCGTCCTGCAACATTTCAAAGTCCAAGCGATCTGGTTTGACACCAATACGCGGTGTGGCTGTTAACAAGCCCAATTGTATTTCTGCTCTAGCCGCTGAGGTGTTGTACTCCTGCATTGGGATCACACTCTCTGCAATGCTCATACCATAGAAGTTGCCGGGCAAGGGTTTTGGACACATATTTGCCACTGGGATGAATTCCACTTCGCGGGCTGAAATAATATATGTGCCAGAGTAAATTAACTCGATCAACTCCAATTCGCCATCACCATCAATGTCATACTTGTTCCACACAGTGACAATCGAAACCTGGCGGCTGTCTGGATCTGCTGATGCGGCTGAATCAACTGGGATACCCATAATAGGTACTGAGTCTCTTGCGTGGATGGCCAAGTTGTTGAGCACTGAACCTGCTTGATACGCACCATTCATATTGTATTCAGCGTGAACACGGAACTCTTCCAGGTCCAGGCCAGGATACAGTTCATAGGCTTCTTGAATGGTCATTGGGTCATAGTAGCCACAGAAAGGTTGATCTTTCATTTCAGCCACAGTGGGGTCACAAATCCAGTAGTGCTGGGCAATGGGGTTGAACTTCACACGCAGGTTATAGCCTGTGAGTTTGTATTTGGCTGTGTAAATGGTGTTGCGGTTGATGGCTTCGTTGAGTATGTCTTGTTGACCTTCCACATTGCCTGCTTGCATTTCTGTGAGTGAAGTCATTAGGTCTTCTGGGCCTTGTTCTTCGCCTAGGCTTTCAATGGTCTGATCAACCATTCCCTGAATGTGTTCTTGTTGGTGATCGCCCAGCAATTGTTTAACTTCAGCCATTACCTTTTCCAAGTCTACATTGGTGCGTCGTCTGCTTTGGCGCAGGGCTGTTAGGCCACTTTCACTGGCCTGTTGTTCAAATGCTCGCAGTTGATCTGCTGTGCCTTGTGTTTCAACATACCTAGTGATGGGTTCACGCACAGGCATAATCATCATCATACCGTTTTTGTGCATATTGGCATCCATGATCCAACGCTCCAAGATAAAGTGTGGATCATTTTGTTCATTGATCACTTCCGAAACCATGTTTGACGCTTGGCGTGCGGCTAGTTCATCAGTTTCACCATCAGCAACAAATTCAAAGTTGATTTCACCATTGGGGATTAGGCCTTTGGAAATTACCGCAGTAGCGTAATCCACTACTGGTTTCACACTAGGGTGAATATAATCTATGCCGTTTACTGGAGCAGTTGAATCAGTAACAGCAAGGCACAGATAGTGATAATCGCTTGCTCTATTGATAGCATTTTTGGTTCCTAAGTAGCGTAGATATGAAGCCATCTTCACATCCATTAGATTCTTCATACGCACAAAGTTGGCGTTTTGCTTTTTGTTTTGGTTAATGTCATTAACGGGAATATTTTTTATGTCCAGCACGGCGGGTTTCCTAATCTGTTATGTTATTTAGCGGGTGGGCTAAAGACCCCAGTCAATGCAGGATAATCTTGGGACGATGCACTTCTGCCAAGTGACAAGCCTGACAAGCCACAGGTTCATCGTCTGGGGGCATTTCATATATTTCTACAGGGATAGCGGCTGCGTCGCAGGTGTGCCGCATGGCCATCATGTGTGCTAGACACAGCATTGTGGCACCTTGATCCCCTACCACTATCAAGTGTGTGGCGTGGGGTACCTCATTCCAGGCTTGTCCGTATTCGTCCGTGGTTTTCATTTTTTGTATTTGAGTATTAAAAAGGTTCGCAGACTGTTGTCTTCACCAGGCGCCAGTTCATCCAACCAGGCTTCAAATGTCATGGTGCGACCATTGATCATCCAGTGATGTTGCTGTTGTGCCATTTGGCTCTGCATCAGTATCTGGTTGTACTGTGCAGCCTGTTGTTGGGCCAGATTCATATTTGCACTGTGTGAGTTACTGGCCATCTGATTCTGGTTGTAGGCATTTTGCAGTGCAGAACCAGAAGTCATGGCCAGGTTCTGTCCTGACATTGCGGTGTTGACATGTACTGGGTAGCCAAAGATTGAATTAAACATTGCAGGTCCTTTCGTACAGTATATAGCACTAGTTTGCACTGTAGGCTTTCTTCCAAGCCGGTTTGTTGGAGTCGTCGTGCCGCACATATCTATCGCGTTGAGCAGCCATTCGTTGTTGTGGTGTTTTGTTGTCCCAATTTTCGGCTAGACCTTGAAGGCAGGCCAGGATGGCATATCTACAACTGTCCACGCAATCGTCGGGATCACTGAATCGTCCTTGTGTGTCCACATAGTAGTTGGCGGCTTCTCGCAAGAAGTCCACACAGTTCTCGTTCACCATTAAACTGCCCACTTCCAACATTTGTCGCATTTGGTTGATACCGTAGGACTTGTGGTTGGTCACGCGACCTTGTGGGTCAGGTGGATTCATAATGGCGCCGCTTATGACATTGAGTTCGTATTGTTCGAAGAGTTCTCGGATACTTGTGCTCGACATTGTGTAGCGTCCAGGTGTGGATGCGTCCGCAGGTAGAACAATTGGAGTGCCATAAACCTCTGGTCTCAATAGGTGATTGATATACTGTGTGGGGACTGCTTCCTCAACTCCTTGAACCACTATTTGTTTATGTAGCCAGGCTGACCGTTCATACGGATCCCAATACATCAAACTGATAACTGTTTTGTCGTTGACCAAGCCCAGGTCCAAGGCAATCACACGCTGTATGTTTGACATCTCGGCAAACTTGAAATCACCACTTGAGTAGGTTGGCCAATTGCGTAGTTGAAACACAGCACCTTTGCCCATGATAGGCCGCCCTTGCATACGAGCCTCGCGTTCGTGCGGAAGATAATCGCGCTCCAGTTGCCTTCGGGTGGTTGCAAGAAGAAAGGGCTCTCCCCATAGGTCATACTCGGGCACATCATCCCAACTCACACGAATGTAGTCATAACCCTCTTCACGATTCCAAAACTTTGATACAAGTCCATTGAGTCCTTTCAAGGGTGTGAAACTGCACAGGATCATACCTTGTGTGGTTGCTGTTCGAGTCACTATCTCACTGAAGAAGTCATCCGGTGGTTGTTCATCAAACACAGCCAGGTCCAGTTTGAAACCCTGCAGTTGTCGCACTTCTTGTGTGTAGTTGGCAAACAGCAAATAACTCTTGCCACCACTTGTGTGTAGCACTTCAATGCCTATACAGTTGGCACCATCGCCACGCATTGTGTCTGTCACAAGGCAATGACGGGGGATGGCTCCTGTGCCTAATGCATCACGCAGTTTGACATCTGGTGAGCCCAGCAGTTCTTGTTGTAGCACCAGGGCCACTTGACTCCAGCCTTCACCAGCCACCATACAGGTAATGGGTTTGCGAAACCTATGTCCAGTCCACCAGTCAGGATAGATGCCTGTGAGATGCATTGCTGTTTCATAACAGGTGCTTACAGTCTTGCCAATTCGGTTGGCTGCTAGGATGCCTCTACGATCACTCACTGTTTGAAAGAACTTCAACTGATGTTCAAAAGGACGAAAGTACTTGAGTTGGTTGGTGGCCATATCATCCGCCACAGCAATGGCCAAGTCTCTTAGGCTTTCTTGTGTGTGATAGTCCAGCAAGTGCAGGTTCTCGGGCGTGAGTTGATTTTGGTCACACACCCAACGAACCGCACGACGCATTAGCACGCCTGGATCCAGCATCAACGACCGCCGTCAATGGGCCACGAATGTCGCACCTGTTCCAGGCTCCAAAGGCTGGCGCTGAGTGCGGCAATCTCATCCGGCTGTGCCACCCAGGTTGCGGGTTGGTTTAACACTGTGTCCCCATCCTTGTTCAAGCAATGTTGCAGGCGTTCCATGACCAAGCGCATGGTGTGTTCCAATTGTCCTGGCAAGCGTTGCACAAAGGCTTCACGGTTGGCAGCGTTGACCTTTTGTAGGATCTTGGTTTCATCCGCACGACGGCTTTCCACAGCATTGTGAATCATGCCGTCGCGTAGGGTGTTGTCCGAGGTCATTCGCTCAAGTCCCAAGGATTCTGTGCGGCACGCTGATCCAGGCTGATAAAGTCTCGATCAATATAGCGCACCCATTGATTGGAATCATTGTATTTCATTGTCTGCATCATTGCTTTGAGTCGTCGTCCGATAGGTGTGAGTGTGCCATCATCGCGTTGCACAATCTGTTCACCTGTTCTGGGATCCACCCACTTGATGATCTCTGGGCGAATGCGACCAAACTTGTCAATCTTTTCACCCCAGGGCTTGGGTTCAATTGGTCCCAGTACTTCATAGGTAATAACACCATTCTTGTACTTGCGGAAGGTGCAATGCATCTTGACACCTCTAGCGTGATAGTCCGGATCCGAGTGTGGCACAAAGGCTGTGAAGAATTCATTTTGCAGGTCTTCACGGTCCGGAATGGCAGGATCACGCGGGGGCAGGGTTTTCATTGGTTCTTCAGGAACCATGTCTGCTTTGTCCAGGTAAGGATTGCCTTCACCAATGTACCGGGGATCAACTGCTGTGCCATTCAGCACATCCATTGCCACCTGGTACTTGAGTTTGTTGGCACGACCTTTTAGGCTCAGCACAACGCCGGTCTGATCAAACACAAAGCGTTCCAGTTCAGTGGCTGTGGGGAAGTCAGTTTGCAGGCCGTCAATGTCGTATTCAGGTGAATGGATCACAACATCAACTTGATCAGCACCTGTTTTTTCAATGTGTTCAACTGCCTGTGTCAAGGCTTGAGTTTTGCTGGTGCCTGCGGGCACAGCAATCTTTTCTTTTTTCTTTGGGGTTTCTTTTGGGACATCGTCCCAGATGTTTGCCTCGGGGGCAGGAGTGGCTTTGTTCATAACATATCCTTTTTCTAAACAAATCAAAAACTTGAGCACACCCTGTGTGTGCCCAAGTGGTGGTTAATTAATAACCGGAAGTAGCGCCTAGTGCGCCTTTTCTAGCGCCACCAGATTTCTGTTTGGCAGCGTTGCCTCGGGTAGGTCCACGACCCACATTGGTGTTGGTGTGCAAGCCTTCAACTGTCCGGTCTCTGAAGCCTTCCATACCTTTGCCTCTAGCGGCCACAGCATCAGTGATCATTGTGGCCAGTGCGGCCTTCTCACTACCAGTGCGGCTCTTTTCAGCCACAAAGTCTGCTCGCTTGGTACCTGTGCTTTGGTTGCCAGTGGTTGGTCCACGCTTTTGGTTGACTGCCTTGGCTTCTGGGTTCTTTGTAGATATTCTTGACATATTATTTCTTTCCTTTTGAGAAACTTTTTAAAGTCTCTGCTAGTCTTGCTCGCTTGCCTTCCACACCAGGCTTCTTGGCAGCGGCAGCCAATTTCTTTGCTGGTATTTTCTGATCCTTCTTGACACCAAGTTCTCGTTTGAGTGCACCAGGTTTCTTGATGGCACCGGCGATCCAATTTTTAGTTGCCATTGTGATTTCCTTAATCGTTATACAGCACTGATGCTGCCAATTCACTATTGACCAGTCGTGCTGGATAAGCAAATGTCTGACCTTGTGGAGCAGTAGCATACACAGCAAAGTCACCACTTGTGCCAGGTGTGAACACCAGAGTGTGTGAACCACCCAGGGGCCAGGCAAAGCCTTGTGCTACAGGTGCCTCAGGATCTGTCACATCAAACAACTGTGCCGTGGCAGGATTGTCTTGAATCTGCGCCACATCACCTGTGGTTGTGTTCACAGTCAATTGCACAGTGACTGAACCTGTGACAGTGAGCACACTGGTGGCGGCGTTGTAACTGATTCCGGAACTGGCAGCCACATTGGCCACTTCGGTTGGGAACAGGATCTGTGCTGTGGTCTGTGTGGTGTAATTGGTCTGACCTTGATCATTGGTTGTGACAATGCCAAGGTTCTGCACTGAAGTATTCTGTGCTGTAATGGTTGGGATAATGATTGTGGCCATTTTAGACTCCTGCCTGGATGTAGATATTGCCTGTGCCGCTGACTGAGATGGCACCAACATACACATTGCCAGAATAGTTGCCTAGACTAGGATTGACCAGGGTGGTTGCACCTGTGCGAATGGCTATGCAGTCTGAACTGGCGCCACTTGTGGGATGGTTGATGGCATTGGCAGTGGCCTGTACTGTGCTAAAGGTCACAAAGGCCAAGTTGCCTGAACTGTTGTCAATCTTGAATAGTGTGCCTGGACCAGTTGATTGAGTGCCCAGGGCCACATTAGATGCTGTGGCAGTGAATGGCACATTGAATGTGTTGCCTGATGGTGTGAAAGTTACTGTTGACATCCTAATCCTTAATACTGGCTCTTGGGGCCAAAGTTGAAGTTTGAATCACCACGGGCTGTGTTTGGTGTCCGACCAGCAGTCTCACGGTTGCTTGAACCGCCTCCGCTCTGACCAATGCGAATCTTGTCTGGGTTGCCTGCATAGTTCTGGCCTGCCTTGGGATCCCAGGATCTTGTGCCACCCGGGTTACGCACTTGTGCACCACGATTGATTGAGTCACGCACTGAACCTTGAGCAGGTAGTGCAGGAACTGTCTTTGTAGTTGGGGTGTCACGGTATGAATCCATTGTCACACTCTTTGTGGCGCCAGGCTGGCCAGGTTTACCACAGCCCATATTGCCCCGGGTAGGACCACGACCAAAGTTCACATCGCGACCATCATTCATATGACCCGACCAAGTGTTGGTTTGGTATTTTGAACTCCGGGAGGGAGCCATTGACTCCATACCATCAAAGTTCATATTGCGGTCTTCTTGTGTTGCACGGTTTTTCATTTTGTTTTTCCTTTAGACATCTTGTCCTTTTTCATAGTGGCTGAGATCTTCTCACCCATCTTTTTCTTCTTACCTGCCACAGCATAGGCAATGGCCACTGCTTGCTTTACTGGTTTGCCAGCGGCAACCTCAGTCTTGATATTCTTTTGAAACGCTTTAGGGCTTTTGGATTTGTCTAATGGCATTGTGTTTTCCTCTATGTTATTTATGTGTTGCGGGCGATACCAGCGATTTGGGCTATGGCTTCTGCAAAAGCCCGCTGTTTCTGCGCCACCACATCATCTGTGTCTGTGATTTCCACAGTGGTCAAGGTTGAAAGAATCTTGCCTGATATTAGGTTGTGGTATTTGTGAACCAGGTGGTTGTCATTGCCGGCTCGGGCAGTCAAGAAGTCTGTGACCAAGAGTTGTTCATAGCCCTGGCCAGTTTGGGTTTCAATGGCTTCAAGAAGGTCTTGAACAGTGACCTTGTTGCGTGTGCCCTTGGGACGCCCAGCACCTTTGCGGGCACCGCCGCGACTGCTGACCTTGGGCTTAGATTTTTTTTGATTCAATTCCGTTGTCATGACAATACTTATGCGGTCACAAAAAAGCCCACCGAATTGTGGGCTCAAACCTTCCCAGTGTCTTTGCAAGGAGAGCCTAGGGGTTTTGTGTTTCTCGCAGGAGTTCAGATTCAATCACGGTGCGTAGCATTTCTAGTGTGGCGTCTGTGCCCCAGATCTTGACCATTCTACTGATCAGACTACGCAGGCGTGCAACTTCTAATAATCTTGAGTGTGTCATAGTGTTATTTAGACATTTGTTGTGGCGAAGTGCATAGTATAACACAAGCGTATTTCTTGGTCAAACACAATGTTGCCTAAATACTTGTATGCGACTGCCCAAACTCAAATACTACTACTACGCAATGAACCCCGAATCTTACAAGCGTTTTGAAACCACACGCCAACTGCTGATCAACGAGCCCTCCGAAATCAATATCTCAACTGGTCAAGTGAGCCGGCCCACGCCGTTTCATTACTTGTATAGTCAACCCACTGTGGCTGACACACGCTTTAGGCAACTAAACAACTGGCGGGATTCAGTATATGTGCTACGCATACCGGCGGCCATTGTGCCCAGAAAAACTCTGGAAGCCACTGATGATCCGCGTGGTATGTGGTTGTGTAGAGCCAACTTGGCCATTGAATCCTGTGCGGTAGAATGCTTTGAACTGGCTCCTGAAACATTTGAAGTGCGGGCTGAGATAGTGGCCACCAGCAAGCGACCCCGAATATGAGACGAGTCACAACTACCTATCGCAGACTGATCAACGGGCAATGGAAGCAGAGCATCACACTCACAACACCATTCCCTCGCCCCGTGATTGAGTTGCTCAATCAGTTTCACACAAGAGATTGTGCAAAGCCGGAGTTGGTGGCCGGTCAGGTACCATGTCGATCTCCCAGGCCGTGTCCCGACACCAGCGATTCCAACGACCCAGCATAGCCTCTGGTAGGTCTTTGTTGTCATCCAGTTGACTCAACATATCGTGTAGCAATTCAGCAGGTGAGTACGAGCCAGCAGTTTCTCGCTTGCGAAATTTGGGGTCAGGATTGCAAAACCAAGTTTCTAGATCTGGCCTGCGCTGACACACTGTGGCAATGTCTGAACCCACTTGGCGTAGCCAGGCATGTAATCGATCGCGCTCGCCCTGGCGTTGCTTCACATACACAGTGGCATAGTTACGACCAGGTCGTGCGGGCATTTCCAGGCGGTCTTGATATTTAAATTCGGGCATCAGCATCTCCTGGGGCGTGATTGTCAAAACGGCGCAGGCGTTCTTGGTATTCCAGTATGCCTGAATCATAGTCAGCCTCAGGTTCATGTATCAGTTGCCAGAACGCCTGTAAGGATTCCGCAGTGTCAACAGGCAAATTGTAGATGCGATACCAAAATGCTCCGTTATCTTTTTCGGGTTGATATTGTGTTGTCATTGGGATTCTCCTGTGTTCCATGAGATGGGGTTGCGACTGGTCATTTGCCAATCTCTATACTGCTCTGTTTCGCGCCAGCGACCTGTAAAACTCACTGTTTCATAATGCAAGCCCACTATGTTGCCCCAGGCTCCGGTGTGATCATTACGCAATAGAAAGAACACATGATGCTGGTCCCACAATCTTGCAGTGGGCACAGCCGTGGTGCGTGGTTGTTGTGCCATGCCTGTCCACACATGCCAACCATAATCTCTTGCGAGCACCAGTTCAGTTCTGATTTGATCCCACAAACGCATGTGTGCGGCTTTTAGCGGAATTTGATTGCGTCGGCGTGCAAAATGCACATCTACATCTGTTCTAGTGGCACCTTGGTTGTATCTGAACCGAGCATTGAAACTGGGTTCATGATTGTTTTGTGGCCAAAATCTAACATACATTTGACTGGGCATTTGAGTCCATACCGCACCATGACTGGAAGGTGTTTCGTCCATGTAAAACGCACGAAGTTCTGGATCCCGTTTGATAAGTTCAACAATATCAAGCATAGTTTTTCCAATCATAAAAGTCATCTACAGGTCTACGACGAATTCGTTCTCCCCAACGGGCTTCGCCTTCATATATGTTTTGTTGTGCAGTGGTCAAAGGCTGATCAAACTTCAATTCAATGCGTTGTTCCACAGTGTACAGTGTGGCCACAATACAGGTGTCTTGGATTGTGGCTGTCATTACCAGATCAGGAATGTTGCGTCTAAACTGATCTGGTAAATGGCCATCAAAGTTTTTGGGCTGTCTGATTCGGGCTTTGCCGATCCATTTTTGGCCTTGTAGGCCTGCCAGTGTTCTCACTTGTTGTTGAAATGGATTGGCTGGCTGAAACTCACGCATGCGGTCTGTGAGATTGAATGTGATGCGTTTGGGTGCATTTGGTGTGCCCATATCACTAGCATAGTGTATGGTTGCTGTGATGCGTAGTCGCTGGGCTTTTTGATCTGCTCGTTTGGCACGAGTCCGACTCCAGGCCCATTGAGCACAAATCCAGGCAATGGGATCTGGTTCCGCGATCACATTACCACTTTTCTCTTGAGAAATCATGTCCTCTTCAAGAGATGTCAAGGGGTGAGGCGAAGCCTCTGAAACTCGGACTGCGTCCGTCGGGATTTCGTCTTCAGTGAAATCTATTGACTGACATTCCTGGTATTCACTGGAATTACTGATATTACTGATATTATAATACATTTCGCGGCCTAGACGATTTGTAATTGTTTTTTCGTTCATTGGAAACTCCTTTGTTAGAACTATTGCCTTTCAAGCACAAGTATATATGACAACGGCAAAAAAAGCAACATTTTCAGGCAAAACGCAAATCACTGGTAAATACATTGTCAGTGGTGCTGACATCAATGGCAATCGCGCCCGTGATGTTAAACGCAGAGACAGATCGGGTCTCCCTCAAAGCCTGTAGGTAAAGTGATAGGCTTCAACTTCATAGTTGAACTTTTGAGTCCTTTCGAGTTAGATNNTTGNTTGCCAGCAATATTCGCCTGTAACCGATCCACACCACTGACACCCTTATTTTTTTGGATTGATATGACTGTGAAATGGATTTCGGGACCAGATCCGCACTTGCACAAATTATATGTGGCATTTGGTTATCACCGAGTAAGCGCAAGACTGCGCGGAGAAACCTGGGATTTGCCGTGGGAAACCTGGCGTGATATCTGGCTACCTAACTGGGAGTTCAGGGGCAGACTGGCCAATGACCTGTGTCTTGCTAGAATTGATATGGATGGGCCTTGGACACTGGACAATGTGCATCTAATCACACGCAGAGAACACAGCCGACTTATCCGGGAGCATCACCGATGATGTGGTACGCACCCACAGGAGCAGATGTTGCTGATATGGTCAGTCAAGCACAACACCTGTTTGAACTAGAAAATCCTGATGACGCAGGCGATATAATATTTCGCTTGGATCCCTTAGTGTACAGCCATCACATCACTCGAGCCATTGTGAATCAATTTTATCAGCCAGATCTAGACTTTGTGCGTGTGGCACGAGATGATGCCGGTCAATTGATAGCACAGACCTGGATTGGGCGTGGTGGTAGTCCGCTGTGGAGTCGAGATGAAATGGCCATCACACATATGGCACACACAGCCTACAGTCTGCCCCTACGCACACGAGTGCGCTTGATTGAACAAATGATGACAATGTGGGAAGACTGGTGTCAGGAACACTCAATACCTATCATCAGTAGTAGTACTATGAGACAGCAAACAGATGGGTTTTTGAAGATGCACCAGCGTCGTGGTTACAGCCTTAGAGGTAATGTTGCGTACAAAAGAGTAAGTTAACAGCCCAGGAGACTATACGGAATCAGGGTGTTTTGGCTGTTTCAACCCTGGGTATCAAGGAATTGGCAGGCCGGCCGTTGTCGTCTCACCCC